TCAGGACGGGACAATTGTATCAATTAAAGAAGGTAAATCATTCTTATCTTTTTTTATAATTTCCATTTTTACTGCTTTGGATCCCTCACCGAGCGCATCAGTTACTCTCTTAATAAATGATGCCAGCGCCTTCTCTTCCAAGTTAGTAAATTCATGGCTTTGGGTGGGAGGGACGGGATTTCCCTCTTTATCTTTTTGGTGGATTTGATGAATGATAATTCTATCAACCGATAAATTTAATAATTGCATTACAATATACCCCTCTATAAACCACTATTTAAAACCCAAACAAGCAAGGTTATTTATCTTAATCGCCAAAACGGGCGACCCAAGCCGCATAAGCGGCTTTTAGTTTTTTACGGCTTAACTAAAGCGGACTCTAGGCGACCAATAAAATCAATCTCATTGAGTTGCTCATTAGTAATAAATTCATCTGGATAGCGAATCTTGTCAGGATTATCACTTGCGAGTCGCACAGTTGTTCCACCTGCATAACTTATAAAGATTCTTTTCATTCTTAACTCGTAGTTATGCTTAAAGACATACACTGACCCACTTTTAAGCATGCCTGGATCTTTATCAGCTACATCAATGAAAAGAGGGCTGTCAGGTGCTACGGTTGGCCACATACTATATTCGTCAGAATAAATTACACGTAGATTTTCTGGCTTAGCCTGTATACCCAAAATCCTTAACAGCGACGGATCAATATCTAAATATTCACTTGGATCTTCTAGAAAATTTTCTACACCACTTCCACAAGAGGCTTTTACATCCCTGTACACCGGTATTCTCACATTATTTCTTTTGCTTCCTTCAGCACCACGGAATTCAATGGGCGCAATTTGGATTCCGCTTTTATTTGAAATATCACTTAAAGGCATGGTGATAGCATTTGCCTGATCCAAAAAACCCTTAGGCTTACCAAAAGCCTCTTCTATTTTGGTTGCAGTCTCATCGCCAATATTTTTAGTCGGGTTTTTCCCGATGTATTGGCTAACCAAATTATAAGAAAGCCCCACCTTTTCAGCAAAATCAGTACGACTCAACCCAGACTCCTTCATTAAGTCTCGAGCGTTCTTAAGCCGTATTTCATGAATTTGCATCAAACCAGACATACCAAACCCCATTATTTAATCCATTACTAAATTTACCTGTTAGGTAGAAAAAATAAATACCCTGACAGGTTGAATAAGTTTTACCTAAAAGGTATATTTAATATTAATTTACCTATAAGGTGTATTTTTATGCAAAACCTATATGATTACTGGAAATCCTTAAGCGAGGATGAGAAGCATATTTTTTGTTCTCGTGTAGGGGTGTCTTACGGCTATATGGAATCACATTTGATTCATGGTCGTAAAAAACCCCGCATGGAAACTATCCAAGCAATTGTTGATGCTAGCAATAACAAGCTATCCCACAAAAATCTTTTTGACTTCTTCCTAAAGAAGACCCCAATAGCTGCTTAAACCAATTATCAATCAGTAATCGTTTTAAAGAAACGTGAACAAAAACAGGGATTCACATGATTCTAAAGAAAGAAACAAGAATAGCGATTCATCAGATGATTAATCAGTCCGAAGGATTTGATCCAAAGGATATTGCTCAAGTCACTGGTGATGCTCACAAGACGATTTGCAACTATGGCAATCCAAATATGGAGAACCATGATCCAAGTCTAAAGAAGTTTGAGGCGATCATGCTTTTGACCCAAAACCCGGTAGTTCTGAAAGTTTGGGCGCACATGCTAGGTTTTGTTCTTATGCCAGCAGGTGGCGAAGGCACACATCGTCAGATGACTATCGTAGAGGCATTGCTTCAAATGAATTCTGAAACTGGAAAAGCCAATCAAAAGGTTTATGAGGTTTTGGAAGATGGCATGGTGACTCCGCAAGAGTATGCGGAAGCGAGTGAAATTCTTAATCGCATTATTGAAAACGCTAAAGCAGCGGATATGGCTTTAAGCAAGCAAATGCATAAATTCACACAAAAAGAAAAAGCCTGATTTCTGAGATCAGGCTTATTCAATTCATTAATGATTGGAACCAATGAATATGAAATCAAATCTAGCACATGAACCACCAATACCTCAAGGGCAAGTAGTTCATTTCCCAAAAAATGAGCGCAAAGCTATGTCGAATAAAGAAGAGCGCTACACCAAAATGCCTAACACGTTAATTGACGGCCAGATCATGGCCCAGTTAAACGACAAGGCATTCAAGTGTTTAATGTTTGTCATGCGCCAGACTATAGGATTTGACCGCGCATCACACCCAATTGCTATTACTCAATTTCAAAAATATTGCGGTATCAAAAAACGCGATACAGTTATGGCATGTATTCGTGATCTGGAAGAGCTGGGTTTAATCAAAGTTGAGAGAACAACAGGTTGCCTAAACGAATATCAATTTACTCCTGACCAGTACCGCGAAAGGGGACTAGTACCGAATGATGGTAGTACCCTTAAAGGTGATGGGACTAGTATCACCAAACGGGACGGGACTAGTACCGCGAAAGGTGATGGGACCAGTACCGTTGAACGGGGCACTATTAAAGAAACACTTAAAGAAACATTTAAAGAAAACTTTAAAGAGAAAAACGCGCAAGAAAATTCAGTTGATCAGGTATTGAATCTCTGGACACCAGATTTACATTCTCTGAATTCCTGGTTACAACGATCAGGTGAAACTCCGATGACTCAAGAGCTGGTGAATCAGATTTTGCTTGAAGTGAATGCTCACTACGAACCACGTTTGAACGCAGGCTTGATTACAGACACCCAGATGTATTCAAACTTTGTGAAGTGGATCAAACGTAAATACACTCAAAAAACATATCAATCCTCTGAAAAACAAAATTCTAATCTGGATGTGAACACTGCCTGGAACAATCAACCGGTAAAGCAACATGCACCAGTGAATTCACCAGTACATATCCCGGAGGACTTCGTATGAACGCAATGTCGATGCTGAATCAGGGATTGAAACAAACACAAGAGATCTGCTCGAAACACAAAACCCCTATGGTACAAGCTGGGCCATTCCAGAAGTGCCCACAATGCGCCGTAGAGTTCCTGGAAGAACAAAAGCGAAATGCACAGGCCGAAATTGATCGTACCGTACGTGAAAAACACTTTGCTGGTGCAATGCTTCCAGAACGTCATGCTGAGTCAGGTTTTAAGAATTATATCGTTCAGCATGCTGGTCAACAGAATGCATTGAATCTGGTTGTTTCCTTTGCCAAAAACATGATCAGTGGCCACAAAAATAACTTTGTGATGGTAGGACCTACTGGTACAGGAAAAACTCATCTCAGCTGCGCAACAGCTCGGACATTGCTCAACAAGGGCAAATATGCACGTTACATCACCAGTGAGGACATGGCACAGAGAATCATGAATGCCTGGGAGCAGCCGGACGCTACAGAGAAGTCTGTGATTTATGACTTCACTCAGTATGACCTGTTAATCCTGGATGAGTATGGGCTGCATGACCGTGATAAGCGTAGAGAGCTGGTGCACAAGGTTTTGTATGCACGCTATGACCGCATGAAGCCGACCATGCTGATTTCGAACCTGACATTGGCTGAGCTTCAAAAGGATTTAGGTGATCGTCTTTGGTCTCGATTTCAGCAAGGTGGTTTAACCGTAATAGAGTGCAATTGGGCGGATCAGCGTGTAGGAGGTGGGGTATGAACATACCAAGCATCCAGCGTTTCGAAGAAATTAAAGACATCCTAGTGTATGTGGCCTTTTCTAAACATGAGGTCACGTCAGCTGAGCTTGAAGAGCATGTATGTGACAAAACTAGATCTTCTTTAAATCAAAAATTGCGCGGTCTGGTTCAGGCGGGCTACTTGGCCTTTAGATGTAATCACTGCACCAGGTTGTATGTGGCTACAGAAAAGACCAAACAGCTATTTGGAGTGCGTGCTGTGGAGGATGCATGACCAGCTACTCAATCGCTGAGTACAAAAAAATGGTGAAAGCTATTAAATCGAAAGGGCGCTCCACACGCACCAAGGTCAAAGGCGAAAAAGTACCGAATGAGTTTGAAGCGAAGCTGGCCAGAGAATTAAAGACATTAAAAATTAAGTTTGAGCAGGAATTTTATTTTCATCCTGAACGTAAGTGGAGAGCAGATTTTCACTTAATTGATAAAAAAATTTTGGTTGAAGTCGAAGGCGGGATCTGGAGCGGAGGGAGGCACACAAGGGGTAAAGGTTACCTTGGGGACATGGAAAAATATAACGCCGCAACAATGATGGGTTTTCAAGTAATACGGTTTAGTACAGATCAAGTGAAGTCAGGTCACGCGATCCAGCAGATAGAGAAGATGGTAGGGGAAATACGATGAATGCAGCAATTAAAGCGGAAATAATGGATTGGGGTAAGTTCACTATTGAGGAATGGCTTAAACAATACGGCGCTTATGTACAGGTCAGCCGAATGAAGTCAGGTCATGAACCGGATGGATTGCATGTGAATCAGATCTACTGGTTAATCTGTGAAAATAACAAAGGGGTGCAGTCTCGTAAGGATCAGGTGATTTGCTATATTAGTGACTACGAGGCTGATCAGGTACGTAAACTGATCGTTGATTTCAATAAGACTTCGACTGTTTGTGAGTCTGGTAAGCGTGCGGTTAAATTATTTATTGAGCGCAATGTACGCGGTTTATCAGATCGTAAGATGGAAGAAGAATTCAAATTGGGTCGAAATGTTCTGCGAAATATGATCTATGCAGGTAAGTTTTATCTAGCTGGGCACGATAAACGATTGAGAATCGAATAGTATTTGACTGGCATGCCAAGATATGGCATATTTCTGTTATAGTGACCGAAGTGTACGTTGATGCACTAAGTTGATTTAAAAGCTCGCCAAATGGTGGGCTTTATTTATATGGGGTTCCGATGAATGAGTTAGTTTCGGCTGCAGCAACGATCCAAGGGGCGCAAATACAAGCAAATTATGCTTTGTGGGCTGCAGTTATTAGTGCATTTATTGGGGCGATAGGAATTGTATTTGCTGCTTGGTATGCCTGGCAGACTGGAATTAAATTAAATCAGCATAATAATATTCTTGAAGCTAAGCGCGAGGTTTATTTGGATGCAATTGCCAAGTACCAGCATTTAGTAAATGATCTTCAGCTTGTAAATATTGTGCCAGAACAATTTTTTGAAATTTTATTAAATAATAATAGAGATTTTTTTATTGCCATCAATAAAGTCAAATTAATTTGTGATCATATAAACAAAGGCATGGTAGAAGCATTTGCTCTGAAGGTCGGGAAGGGAATTCATTCTTTGATGCCTCTTATTAATGAATTTCTTGTTAAGAAAAATGAGCTAAACAATTTTATTAAAAGCAATTCAGAATTCGCTCAAAAAGTGATTGATTCTGATAATCTTGAAAGGGATGAGCTAGAGAAGTTTGATGCAAAATCCAGTGCTTACAGAGAGTTAAAAGCGGAGTTTTTGGTTAAAAAAGATAGCTTGGAACAAGCTGTTCTGGAATTAACAGTCAATCTTGGAGAGGAAAGTGAGAACTTTTCTGCCGCACTTAGGTGTGAATTAAAGATCTCTGATAATCCAGTTTAATAAAATACTGAAAATTCATAATAAAAAGTAAAACACCAAGGTATGACATTTAGATACTGCTCTTATTTAATCGTGAAGATACCGCCACCAAATGGCGGGCTCTTTTAATGCTTAGAATTTATTACCTGAAAAGAAAATTAACTTAAGTTAAACATTTGAAAACAGTTTCTTAATATTCTCTATACTTTCTGATCGAAGCCTTGGTGTTATATTTTCTTTGCGATAAGAAGAAGACGTAATACGAAGAAAGTGACTACAGCACTGGCCCACTTATTTTGACGAGTAAGTGGGCTTTTTATTGTCTGTAAAAAGGCGACCTAAGCCTACTGGAGTGCTGACCAGTGGAACATGCCATCGAGTAAACTTCCTTCGGGAATCTAGACTAGGGAGTAGCGCCCCGACCTAAAGAGGATTGAAAGCAAGTAAAGCAGACCGTGCATGTTAGGTGCGTGTGATTATGAGTAGCGGTAGATCAGTTGCCGAGCTGGTTAATATTGAAATCTAAGGCAGGGTGTGGCAAATCGCCACATCCTTTTAATGCCCTGAGAAATATTAGTGTAATCATACCAAATTAAAATGCTTGATTAACCAGGAAGGAATCTTGCTTAGTTCGACAAAGTTAATGACATTATTTCAGCAATGAATGTTATAAATTTATGTTTTATAAGTGAAAATAACTGACATTTCTTGCGACATGATTGCTTGATTGTCCAGGAGTAAAATTATGCTTAGATTACTGATGTGTTTATTCGGCTTCCACGGTGCGACTAAGATTGACTACACAATTGATGATGAAGAAATCAAGGTGTGTCGGAATTGTTTGAAAGAAGTTGAACAATAAAAACCCCATTAAGAAATGGGGTTTGGATAAGAATATATTGCCTATGTTTTATTAAAAATTAAAAGGATCATATTTAGTATCCTTGATTGCTAGGATCACTAAAACCGCTGACAAAGCTAGAAGCCCTAAAATTTCTAAAAAGAACATGTCATGTGAAGTTGTAGCCAACGCTAAACAAGCCAAAGACATACATATAAAAGCGCCTAGTACGGAATATAGAAAAGGGAGTTTCATGATTAGATATATATTCAAAAAATAAAGCGTGATCAAATTAACATAAAATTTAAGTTGTTATTAACGTAAATTATACACAAACAATACGCTTTAATCGAAACCTTAAATAGCCGAACGTATTACGGCAAACAAAGCCCCTCGCATTCTAGATGTTGAGGGGTTTTTCTTTTCTTATTGGTGGTACCTATGACAGACAAAGTACAAGCTAAACAAGACTTAGAATTTTGCAGTGCTGAGCTGTCTAAGTATCAGAACCTCAGTCGATCTGGTCTGACACGTAATGAGCTGCTGGTAATTGATGGCATCATGATTAAGCTGAAAGAACGGATTAAGAATTTACGTGTGACGCTATATGCATGATTGAGAAAAACTTATTAAACATAACTCTGGGGTTATTGTTTTAAATAAAACTCTAGGGTTATAATTGCTCCATAACGTTAATATGGGGGTTGAATGAAAAGTCTGGATTTAATCAAGATGATTGAAGCAGACGGTTGGTATCAAGTTAGATGTAAGGGTGATCATCATCATTTTAAACATCCTACTAAGAAGAGGTTGGTTACGATTCCTCATCCTAAAAAGGATTTACCACCTGGCACTGTGAATAGCATTCTGAAGCAAGCGGGTCTCAAGTGACCCGCAGCAATTCCAGATAAATTTAACCTTTTTTTGGGAGTGGGCAAATGTTATATCCAATCGCAGTAGAGAGAGGCTCGGATACAGAAGCCTTCGGTGTGATTGTCCCTGATATTCAAGGGTGTTTCTCTGCAGGAGATACTTTTGAAGAAGCACTTGAAAATGTTAAAGAGGCAATCGCTGAACATTTAGAGATTTTAGCTGAAGATGGTGATGATATTCCTTTAGCATCAGAAGCAGCTAAGTTCTTTGATAATGAAGAATATCAAGGTATGGTTTGGGCAGTCGTTGATATCGATGTAAGTCGTTATCTAGGTAAAGCTGAAAAAGTAAATGTCACTTTACCAAGTCGCTTGATTCATTTAATTGACGATCGCGTGAAGAAAGATGCACGTTTTAAATCACGCTCAGCATTTTTGGCTGCGAGTGCAGAAAGAATGCTTCATGCATAATCAAGTAACACATAAAAAACTCGCCAAATGGCGGGTTTTTTATTGCCTAGTGATTTTGATACACAAATAGATTTATCTCAAAATAACCCAAATCGGAGAATCAAAATGCCAGCTTTTGCCTAAAACAGCTTTTTAGCTACGCTTAGACCCCGCGAAAGAGGGTACAACCCATGCAGTTCATCGAGCATGAATAGGATATGCAGGAAAGTGACAATCAGATTTGGGCGTGATGCCCCACCGACAAGTGATGACGAAACCGAAAATTGATTAGTAGTGTGCCTATTCACTGGCAATCAAAGTAGGGAGTAGCTATGGACCACAGCATAGGATTTCTGTGGTGGTAACTAGATCATATAAATATTTCAATATTGTGAGTCCTGTTTAACAAGTAACCAATATCAACACAAAGCCAACCAATACACACCATTCAGCAATGCTTCTTATACTTTCGCCGCACCATAAAAGTGCTACTTTAAACGTTCTCCAGAAGTGTTAAAGAGCTAAATAAAACTATAGTGAAGTACGAGAGCTTACCCGCTTAACTACCCCAGGTTAAGCGGGATATTTTTTATTTAATATTTATTGTATTTTTATTAGACCCAATATATATTTAGCGCCTTAGAAATATGCATTTATCGCTGTAGGTTCTTAATTTCTGCCTCCTGTCCTAGGGAGGTATTTTTTTGTCTGGAGAAAAACATGCTCCGATTATTACTCTGCTTATTTGGTCTTCATGGTGCGACTGAAATTAACGATGGTAAGAAAGAATGCCAGGATTGTGAAAGAAGTTAAATAATTAGCCATGTTGGCGCTAAAGCTCTGCTACATACTAGATATTGGCGGGGTTTTTATTTTTCAAAAATATAAAAAATAGAATCCCGTATATCTTCCCCAAAAGACATACGGGATTGAAAAAAAACCTATGAAACCACCAAGTAGAGTCATAGGCTTGCTGTAAAATTTTTATCAAGAGTTTTTTGTTGTGAAACAATCATAACTGTTAATAAAAACTAGTCAAATAAGCTATTGTTTATTAAAAATAAATCATACCTTTTTAGTGCGAATTTAAGTTGCTAAAATGTAAAAGAATATTAAAAAATATATCAATTAAGCTTATTCATTAATTTGTCTAGTATTAGATAATCCCATAATAAAAGTAGGGAATTATGGAAATTAATACATATAAAGCTCTTGTCTGTAAAAAGCCGATTAAAACAAAACCTCGCAACAGACCATTACCTAAGCCTAGTGAGAAATACTTAGAAGCATTCGATCGACTGAAAGAGATTCTTGATCGGATGGAAATCAAATATGAAGAATATTTTCATTTTAAAACCACTAAACATTGGCGTTTCGATTTGCACCTGGTTGGTTATCTCACATTGATTGAAATAGCGGGTGGTCCGTGGTCTGGTGGCCGTAAGGGTAAGCTGGCTACTAAAGCATGGAGCATTGATCGTTATGACCATGCTGAAGAAATGGGGTATCGGTACATTCGCTTTAAAGTATCTGATATCTCATCATCCAATAGGGCTATACAGTGGCTTAGAAATTTAAAGGCATCTTATGGAACAGTTCAGACCATTCCCACCCACGGATCTGATTGACCAGGCTGAGGAAGAGGAAGCTATTCGCTTGGCACCTGCACCAGAGCTTAAAGAATGGGTTGTGAAGAATTGGCTTACTTTAGGTGGTGAATTGCACAACCCAGATCATGATCATATTGCTGAACTACTTCACGACAATGATGAGTTCCTTGCATTTGCCTGGGCTTCATCTGCCGCTCTAGCGAAAAAACGTATGGTATTAGGCCAGTGTGAAAAGGTCATGTTTAACGTGGGTGGCTGGAAGAAAGCGCGCCAGGAACAACAGATGCGGGACTGGTTTGGCTTCGTACCTCAATATCTGATTACCGTTGACGCTACTTATTGTGAACAAGCTACAGATCGAGACTTCTGCCGGTTGATTGAGCATGAGCTTTATCACATCGGTGTAGAGCGTGATGAAGATGGCGAAATCATTTATAGCGATGTAACTGGGCTGCCTAAGCACTACTTAGCTGGCCATGACGTGGAAGTGTTCTTTGGTGAGACTAAACGATGGGGAGCTGATGATTCAGTGAAACGTCTCGTTGAAATTGCCAAGAATGCGCCGTTTGTATCTGAAACAAGTATTGCTGCGTGTTGTGGGAACTGTGTCATCGGTTAATTTTTTTTGCCTACTTTGCATGACGTAGCATGACAAAAGGGGGATTTATGGCAGCACTTAAAGAGCCTGTAAAAATATTTATTGTTCAAGCTCTTGCATGCCGTGATACCCCTCAAGAAGTTGCGGAGTTGGTCAAGCAAGAGTTCAACATCGAAATCGATCGTCGTCAGTGTGAAAACTATGACCCGACTAAATATGCGGGTCGCAATCTCGGGAAAAAACTTGCAGATCTATTCAACCAGACTCGTAAGAAATTTGATGAAGGTTTGATAGATATTCCAATTGCTAGTAAGTATTACCGGCTTAAGCAATATCAGAAGCAACTTGAAAAAACCAAGAATGCAAAATTAGCACTTAAGATTCTTGAACAGGCTGCTAAGGATGTAGGTGGTCAATTCACTAACAGACAAGAAATTACGGGTAAGGACGGTGAAGCATTACAGACTACAGTTGTCCATGCTACTCAAGAACAGGTTGAAGCTGCAGTGAAGAAGGCCCAAGAGGAATATTAAATGGATCTGCAAACACAGGTTGAAAAAAAGCTGTGTGAAGATGAGCATTTATATTTCACCCGGCGATTCTTTAAGCCCCGTATGGGTTTTAAATTCACGGTGAATTGGCACCATGTTTATATCTCATGGATTATTGATCAGGTAATTGCGGGTGAGATAGCAAACGTCGTCATTAATGTTCCACCAGGTGCTGGTAAGACTGAATTGACAACCAATCTAATACCACGTGGACTGGCTTTAAATGCACGTTCTCGATTTCTGTATTTATCTTTTTCTCAATCACTGGTTGAGGGCGTATCAGATACGGCACGCGACATTGTGAAGTCGAAAGACTATCGACTGATGTGGGATTTAACGGTTTCCAATAGTACTGACTCCAAAAAGGAATGGAAGATTACAGTTGAGGACTACGATGTAGGTCATGTCTATGTGGCCTCTATGGGTGGACAGGTAACAGGTCGACGTGCAGGGACACTGGCTGATGATGGCTTTACAGGTTGTATCATCATTGATGACCCATTAAAGCCAGAAGATGCTTTCAGTAAGATCAAACGAGATGCCGCCAATCGCAAGTTACTTAATACGGTGAACTCACGTAAGGCCAAGTCTGATACACCCATCATCATGATCATGCAGCGCCTGCATACTGAGGATCCAACCAATTTCGTCATGACAGGCAATCTACCTGGTGAATGGACTCAAATATCTATTCCGGCATTAATTGATGATAAGTACATTGCAACCTTGCCAAAGCATATTCAAAAGCTGGTACCGCGAGATGCAGAGCGTGATGAGCAGGGTCGCCAAAGTTACTGGCCAAAGAAAGAATCGCTTCAATCCTTATTACAACTTGAAAAGGGTGGCAAGGATAAAGAAGGTGCCACGGTATCCCGTTATACATTCTCTAGTCAGTACATGCAGCAGCCTAAGAAACTTGGTGGTGACTTAATCAAGTCTGAATGGTTTGGATTCTATAAAGATATTCCAGAACTTCAGTGGCGTGCTGTCCTTGTCGATACTGCTCAAAAGACCAAAGAGCACAATGACTATTCCGTATTCCTGCTTGTAGGCATGGGCATAGATGGAAAGTTGTACTTGCTAGATCTCTTGCGCGGTAAATGGGAAGCACCAGAACTGAATCGTCAGGCTAAAGCCTTTCTGGATAAGCACAAGGAATACACCTGGCATACCAAACCTATCCGCTACATGAAAGTAGAAGATAAGGCATCTGGTACTCAGTTGATCCAAACACTCGGCACTTACTCCGGTGTCGCTGTGATTCCAGTCCAGCGTAATACAGACAAGCTATCCCGTTTCATGGATGTGCAGGTCCATCTCGAAGCAAACTATAAGGATAAACCGGAAGATCGTTTTGTGATGGTACCTAAAGATGCACATTGGGTCGGTGAATTCTTTGAAGAGTGTGAAGCATTCAATGCGGCATTTACCCATGATCATGATGACCAAGTAGATACGCTGATTGATGCGATTGAAGATGCAGTAATTGCGATTAATTACAGCCCTCCGGCTGCATAAGGTTGAGTTATGTCTAAGAAAAGGAAAAAACCTGAGAATGCAAAACCTGAAGCTGGTGCACTGTATTCTCATGAAGCTGAACAGGCTTTAATCAGTTATCTGACCAAAATGCCAGACGGCGATGAAGTGCTGCGAAAAGCTGGCGTCACCCGTCCACGTTTAAAAGTCATGATGTATGACGATGAGATTTATCAGGCCATTGAAAAACGCCAGGATAAACTTGAGAGCGCATCATGGCGTGTAGAGCCGATGGATCGACCAGAGTCAAAAATCATTATGGAGCATTTGCGGGAGTGGTGGTCTGAGATTCTACTGGGTGCACAGAATGCTCGTTGGTACGGATATTCTGTATTAGAGGCAATCTATACCAAGCCTGAGGAACCGAGCCTACATATTGATGGCAATACCATTACACCGTTTATTGGTTTTAAGTGGATTGGTGAAAAGCCAATGCAATGGTATGAGCCTAAGAATGATGGTCGTCTGATGCTGCTGGCCAACTACAACACGACTCGACAGGATCAGGAAGTAGACCAGCGCTTCAAACACTTTTTGACACGTTGTAAATCTACTTATGAGAATCCATTAGGTGAGGCTCTTTTAAGTCGACTGTACTGGGTCTGGTTCTTCAAAACGTCTGGCTTTAAGTTCTGGGCCAAGTTTGTTGAAAAGTTTGGCTTACCAATGCTGGTTGGTAAAACTGCCGGCAAGACGACAGATATGCGTGATGCACTACTTAGAGCGCATGCCAGTTCGGTGATTGCTTTAAGTGGTACAGATTCGGTAGAAATCCAAACAGCCAATACCAATGGCAACGCATCACAGACATTCGAAACTTTTGACAAGAACCTTGAGCGCCGTATTCAAAAGGTGATTCTGGGTCAGACTTTAACCAGTGGTACCGATGGCGCAGGTTCGCGAGCTTTAGGTGATGTGCATCTTGAAGTGCAAAACTCAAAGTATAAAGCCGATGTCCGGATGATCATGCCAACGATACAAGCCATTATTAACGCGCTATGTGATATCAATGGCTGGGAACGCCACCGGGTCATCATTGGTGAAGAGAAATCACTGGAAGAGCCTAAAGCGGATCGTGATGTGAAGTTAAAGAATGCCGGTGCAGTCTTAACGCCACAATACTTTAAGCGTGAGTACGGGCTTGAAGATGGTGATGTGATTGAACAGCCTCAAACTAGCTTCAATCAATTTACTGCATTGCCTAAGACGGCGTTTAACTTCAAGGCACAAGCAAACAAGTTATCACCAGAACAACAGGAAGTTGAAGAACTAACTGATGGCCAAGATGAATTGCAGCTATTAAAACCGGATCAGGTCAAGGAATTGATATTCAAGTCTGATAGTCCAGAAAGCTTGGCTTATAACTTGATGCAATTGATACCTGATGCAACTCAGACGCAGTTCACGGCCAATCTGGACCAAGCTTTGTATGCTGCGGATGTGTTGGGATATGTGGCTGCAAGTGAGGGCAAGTGATGGAAGATATTCAGGCGTTATATGATGAGTTTGAAGAGTTTTGCACCAAATATTGTGGACTCACTTTCGATGAATTCTCAATATATCAGCGTAAGAAATTAGGCCATTACTTTGATGTTCGTGATGAGTATTTCAAGCTTTGGCTGAATGCAAAGCGTGTTTACGGCAAGGATACCACCAATGCAACCAGTTACCTTCCTTGAGGCGCTTCGGTATGCTCACAGTAAAAAGATTGTGCTACCTGATGAGTTTTACTCAATGGATCTAAAGACCCGGCAGTTGGCAACCACGGTTAGCTTCCTATCAAGTCTTGAGCAGATTGAAACAGTCATTAAGGCGGTGAATAAATCGATTGCCGACGGCGGTACTTTTAAAGATTTTCAGAAGCTCATTGAAGAATCTGAAATCATTCTGCCAAAGCATTACCTGGACAATGTATTCCGTACCAATATCCAGAGCGCTTATGGTCATGGCCGGTGGCAACAACAGCAACGGAATAAGGCTAAACAACCATATCTAATGTACTCAGCGATCAATGATAGCCGGGTGCGTCCGAGTCATTTGGCTTTGAACCGGATTGTTCGTCCGATTGATGATCCGTTCTGGCTGACGCATTATCCACCATTGGGATTTCGTTGCCGGTGCACCGTGATTGCCTTAACCGAGAAGCAGGCACTGAAATACGGCATTACACCTGATGATCAGTTGCCTGAAATTGCCGAGGCTTTGGACTGGAGTTCTCACCCATTGCAGTTTGGTGAGCTTGAGTCGCTGGTAGATAAAAAGATCAGCACTTCAAGTCTGGATAAAGAATATCTCCTCGAGCAGAAAGAGGTCATTAAGGCTGAATGGACGGCGAGTAAAAAGCTCACCAGCCTATTTACTCCGATGGATGATAAGACTCGGGACTTATTCGATACTGTGGCCAATACAGTAATACCACTTGATCCAAGCATTCGACCAAGTGCGATTCGCACCTTCTTGGACTATGTGCAGGGAAATGATGCCGCACTGACTGGCTATTTAAACTCTGCTACAGGCTCACTAGCTGATGATGTACTTAAGCGCTGGCTGAGTACTGATCTGGCAGCTATTCAAGCTGTGGCGAGCAATGCGGCTTCAACCGTGGTGGGTGCTGCGACACTTAATCAAGTAGCGGCTTATCAGGTTGGGCAGACAGCTCAGCTTAATGCGCCGTTGCTGATGGCTGATACAGCTTCAGATATCGTGATTAAGATTGAGAATGCTAAAGGCTTGGGTGTTGATCTGGATATGTTGAATGCTGGTAACGGCGTTTTAATACCGATGGGATTGTCATTTGAGGTTGTTTCGATTGAAGCGGTTGAAGGGCAGATGGTTTATACGATCAGACCACTAGTTAATTAATCTTTTAATTAACTAATCTGCTATAGGACAATGTTTAAGCTACATTTTTTATACAACGAATGGAATATTTAAATATTGGATTAGGGGCAAAGTAGACTTATAAAATCTGTACAGCTTAGTCACTTGGTTGGGATATGGTTTGTTTTGCAATTGAGATCGAAATACCTGCAGATAAGTGCCCTAAAATAAGAGGCCGAAAGCGTTTAATAAGAGAAGGAAAGGCAAGGGTTCTTTTGTCAAATAATACTTCTACAAGGAGAGCGCTTACGGGATTTACAAGGTATGGGGTATCTAGCGGAAGGAATGCAATAGTCTTAACTCCATATGAGTTCAAAGATCGTGAGAACCAGATAACAAACTTTCTAAATAAGAGGTTTGATAGTGAATGGAAACTTAAGCTGATACCTATAAAGAATACTTGAACTATTTACCCACCTCGGTGGGTTTATTTGTAGCTATTTTACGCCGTCCGAAAGGGCGGTTTTTTTATGGAGCATGAAAAATGCCAAAAGAAGAGGAACATAAGCCGAATCAGTATTGCTTCCAGGTCGGTAACTTAAATGTCGATCAAGCTGAAGAAGGCAAGAAGAAGCGTACTTTCTCCGGTGTTGCATACAGTGGTGAAGTTATTACCGACCATTGGTATTGGGATCGAATCATCTTTGATCTGGATTCTATGCAAATTAAAGGTCGAATTCCTGCGTTACTGGATCACTCAACTCGGCAACGTGCTGGAGCCATTAATAGCCATAGCATTGATCACCAGAACGGTCTAACAGTTTCAGGTGACCTAATGAGTAATGAGTTCGGTACTCAGGTTGCCCAGGACTCTGACGATGGCTTTCCATGGCAGATGTCAGTGCGCATTGAACCCTCTGCAGTCGAAGAAATCCAAGCAGGTGCATCAGTCACTGTAAATGGAAAAGTGCATCAAGGGCCTATCACGGTTTTCCGTGGTGGTCGTATTCGTGAAGTGTCTTTCTGTGCTTTGGGTGCGGATGACAACACAAACGCCGTGGCAGCGAGTCACTCTCCAAAACAATTTAATCAACCAGAGGACACAGACGTGACCGAATTAGAAAAAGCACAACAGGCCAAAGAGCAGGCAGAGCGTGAGCGTGATGAAGCACTGGCTGAACTTAAGCAATTCAAAGCGCAAAAACGTGCTGATGAAATTGCAGCTTTAGAAACTGAGCTGAAAACACAGTTCAGTGCTGAAGATAAAACAGCTTATACCAATATGGATGATTCAGTTTTTGCCTTTACTGCCAAACAGCTTCGCCAATTTTCTGCAGGTAGCCAACAGCCGCCAGCTACACCACAGACCCAACAAACACCAAGTGTAAATCCGGCATTTGCTCACCTGTTCACTCATCAAGCCAATCCGGGGCAGGGTAACCAGTCTACTAACACTGACACTCACAAATTCACTTCTGGTGCACAAGCATTCGCAGAACAAAACAAGGGGAAATAATTCATGAGCCAGGTTATTCCAAAAATTACGGTTCAGTCTAAAAAGCTGGTCCTAGACAATGAAAAGTTACGACGTGCCAATGCCAAAGTAACTACCGCTACAGCCTATAAAAAAGGCGACTTACTTACACTTTCAGATGCGAATGTACTCACACACGCTACTGATGAAAAAACATGGGATGTGATTTGTGGCCAAGACGTTACGGCTGCAGAAGCCACAATCAAGGCCGCTGATGGAATCGAAATTCCGGTCTACTACGGCGGGGTTTTCAGTATTGAAGCTGTATCGCTTAATGGGACTTTGCTTGCTGCTGAAGAATATGATGCAGCGCGTGCACAGGCAACTAAAAACAAAATCGAACTTTCTAAGGTGTAAACAACATGCCACAGTCTTTTAATATTGAAGGTGCTCCACTTGAACTTCTTGATGTGGGTGAGCTGGCACTGATCCACTCGAATTACCGTCCAATGGACACATGGCTTTTAGATAAGCTTTTCCCTAATCGCCCGTTATTCACGCGTGATGATGTGCCACTGGCTGAATTATCAGCTGAACATGATCTGGCACCACTGGTATCACCGCAACAGCCTGGTAAGCCATTTGATACTACTCAATCTGGTGAAGTACGCCACGTTAAACCGGCTTACTACAAGCCAAAGAATCAGGTCACTCCGGCAGAAACTTTTGAAATTGCCTTGCTTGAGCGTTTACGTACTGCAGGTATCATCTCAACTGGTAACCAGCGACTATCTGAGCAAGAGCAAATGATCATTGCTCAAATCTCAGTGATGAAGCGCAACCATGATGCGATTGATAACTCAGTCATGATGATGGCTATCGATTTACTGAAAAATGGTAAATACACGCTTCACTCAGATGATTATGAGCTCAACCTGGTGGATTACCGTCGTGATGCGTCTTTGACATATACGCCGTTGGTCAAATGGAATGAAGCGGGTGCCAAGCCAGTAACGGATATTCGCACCATGCTTGAACGTCAATTGGCTGCTGATGGTGGTGAAGCTAAGCTGTCTGTTATGTCTGGCTTGGTTTGGGCGGCTCTCTGGAACAATGAAGAATTCAAAAAAGAATTCATCACGCCATATGCGGGTATTTCTGTTCCAGTGAATCCAAGCTTTGGTGTAAAAGAATCAGCAACCTTCAAAGGAACCTTTGATGGAATCGAATTCTGGGTATATGACGCAACTTACCGTAACAAAGGTCAAGTGAAGCGCTTTATTCCTAAAGATTACTTCTCACTAATCTCTGATACCAATGGTTCGGTAGCTCACTGTAAGATCAAGAACATGCTGGCCAACGGCGTTGCTCAGCAGTACTTTGACCGTCAATGGTACTGTGAAGATCCAAGCGGCATCATGCTGATGACCGAATCTGCTCCACTGGTTGTGCCGTCTAATAAGAACGGTGTCGTTGGTGGTACTGGCTTTATCACTCTATAAGGAGCAAGACATGCCGAAGTACACAGCAAAACAATCCATCGGGCATTTTATGCCAGGTGATGAAATCAAAGGGCTTGAAGCTAAACAACTTCAGGCCCTTTTAGCATCTGGGGCTATTGAAGAATATCAAGAGCCGGAAGAGCCAGAAGCAGACAATACCGCTGCTCGTCTGGCTGAACTGGAAAAGGCCAATGCTGAGCTAACAGCAGCCAATGAAGCCTTAACCAAAGCCAATCAGACGGCAACTGCCGACAAGACTAAAGCCGAGCAAGAAATTGCTGAGCTTAAAGCCAAGGTGGCTGAACTTGAAAAGGCGAAGCCTGCTGCAAAACCTAAAGCAGACTCAAAACCTGCTGACGAAACCAAGTAGGTGATCTATGTATGCGACTGAAGCAGATTTGGTCGCACGATTTGGTGATGAGATTGAAAATCTGAAAGCGATGCTTCCTTCTCAGTCTTCAATAACTGATGCAATTCAGGATGCAACAGAGGAGATTAACGGTCATATCGGTGGTCGTTATCCTTTGCCACTTCCCAATGTGCCTAGTAACTTAAAGCGTATGGCGTGTGACATCGCACGCTATCGTCTTTACTTCCAGCAACCCATCGAAGAGGCCCGGAAGCGTTATGAGGATGCAATTGCATTCTTAAAACGTGTGGCTGATAACAAAGCACATTTGCAGATTCAGTTACCAGAAACAAACCAGATCGTGGATGACCAACCTAAAGGACGACCTTCAACAGCACCAGTCGGTACTTCATATACCGGTGGTGTATTTGGAGATTCTATCCTGGACCAGATGCCCAGTATGAAGTGAGGTGTTTATGGCTTTTGCAATAACCATTCAGGCAGATAGTTCACCGATTGAAGCAATACTTAATCAATTAGGTAACTTTGAATCATTAAAGAACCAGCTGTTTGATGAGATTGGTGCTGGACTTGTGGATAGTGTGCAGCATCGATTCTTAACGGGTACTGATGTTGATGGTAATCCATGGAAGATTTCATGGCGTGCCAGCATGCAAGGCAGGGATGGTGTCGGGGTCGGTGAAACGCTTCGAAACACTGGCCGCCTGATGAATTCCTACACACACAATGTTCTTTCAAATGGTGTTGAGGTGGGTACAGATGTTGCCTATGCCCCTCATCTGCATTACGGCGCAACAATCCTACCTAAGAATGGCCAATACATTACTTTTGCAGTGGGTGGTCAATATCGGAAAGTTAAGCAATCCATTATTCCACCTCGGACTCAGCTTGGTATTGATGCTGAAGATGAAGTCATGGTTTTAGACATTGTCGGGAGTTTTATCGATGAGCACCTTCTTCGCGGTACGTGATGAGATCGCAAACAAGCTGAAGGAAATTCCAGAACTTCTAAAGATCTATACGCCGTTGAATTCAGTTATGGTCACCGAGATGTCACAAGTCACGCCATCTGCGCATGTCAATTTTGTCCGTATTGACAAGAAAGCCAGCGCAGGTCGTGGAAGTATCAATCAGATCGGTCAGCAATGGGCGGTTACGGTTGCATGTCGTAATGCTCAATCTCAAATGACTGATGGCCGAGTGGTGAGTGATGAAGCTGGGTTGTTAACCGAGAAGGTCATTCAATTACTTTCCGGCTGGCAGCCTCAGGCATCACGAACGGCACTAGAAATGATTTCGGTTCGGGATGGGTATAGTCCAGGCTTTGCATACATCACGATTATTTTTGAATCACAAAAATTCATTTAGGAGCCAGTCATGGCAAAACAATACAAAGCATTGCAGCCTGTAGGTCGCTTTCAAAAGGGTGATGTGGTCGGTGGGCTGAGTGATGCACAAATCAAAAAATTACTAGCAGATGGTGCAATTCAGGAACTACCTGAACCTAAAGCTGCTCCAGCCAAGAAAACTACAGGGGATGAAAAGTAATGGCTAAAGAATATATTTCGCTGCAAGGTAAGTTTTACCTGTCAGAACTTGTGAATGGTGTTGCTAGTGCAATGCGCCATTTGGGCAACGTGCCAGACTTTGAGTTAGAAATTGGTGCTGATGTTGTTGAGCATAAAGAATCAACATCTGGTCAGCGTACTACTGACTTCACCATGATCAACGCAACATCAGTGAATTTTACGGGAACGCTGGAAGAAACTGATCCAGAAAACCTTCAATACATCCTGTCTGGTATGAATCACGCCGTAGCGACCACTACAGCGACAGATGTATCACTGGGTACTGTGGTGGCTGGTAAAGAAATCAAACTGGATGGTTATAACCTGAAAACGGTTTCATTCAAGGATTCAACCACTGGCACAGCTAAGACTGTTGATCCAGAGAATTACACACTGGATGCTGTATTTGGTACTGTGGTTTTCCATGATGTATCAGATCTGACTATGCCGATCTTAGCCACTTACACCACTGGAGCAGTGACTAACACCACTCTGGCATCCGACTTTGAAAAAGAGTATGAGCTTTTCTTCAAGGGCATCAATACAGCGAATGGTAAACATATGGCTGTACGTTTATGGCGTACCAAGAAGTCACCAGAAACCACTTTCCCACTGATTCATGAAGAACTTGGTCAGTATGAAATCTCTGGTCAGGCTTTATCTGATGTAACGAAGCAAGCAGATCCAGCATTAGGCTTATATGGCCATATCGTAACGATTCCGGCAGCGACAACACCGTAACCTCATGCAGGCACAAAGAACTCCACGGCGTATTAGCGTCTTTTTTGTGCCTGTTTAACTTTAAATGAAAATATCGTCTCATAAGATTTTTAAGGTCATATTGCTTATCTTTAGACGACGCAAGAAACAATAAAACGATAAAAAATGATTATCGACGATGACAAATCATGATTGACGATGATGTCATTATTATATTATAGTTTAGTCATACCCCTTGGTTGTACGCAGTCTGCCATTTAGACCCCGCTGAACCCGAGGGGTTTTGTGTATCTAGGGGATAAGAATGTCAACGACTGCAATTTTAGTAGATGGGGCTTTTTTTCTAAAGCGCTATAAAAGTATTTATACCAAACCAGAAGACCAAACGCCTGAGGCAGCCGCAAGAAATTTATACACTATGTGTCTTTCTCATCTTACTGAAGGCAGAAGAGATGCAAGAAAATCTGGTCGAGATGGTGAGCAAAAGGGTTTCACTAGAGAGCATCAGCTTTATAGAATTTTTTATTATGATTGTGAACCTTTAACCAAAAAACATCATTATCCAATATCTAAGAAGCCAGTCGATTTTGCAAAGTCTGAAACAGCTACCTTTAGATATGCATTTTTTGAGTGCTTAAAAGAACAAAGAAAGGTAGCACTACGCATGGGACATCTGTCTGACATTAGTGGATGGATTATTAAACCTAGAGTCATGAAAGAACTTTTAGCCGGAAGAAAGGAATACGCTAGCCTAATAGATGAAGACTTTATGCTTGAGGTTACTCAGAAAACTGTAGATATGAAAATAGGTCTCGATGTAGCAAGCTTAACCTATAAAAAATTTGTAGATCAGATTATTTTAGTGTCTGGGGATTCAGATTTTTTGCCAGCTGCTAAGCTGGCTAGAAGAGAGGGAGTGGATTTTATTCTAGATCCAATGCATAAACCAATCCCTCCGGATCTTTCAGAGCATATTGATGGCAAACGATCAACCTGTCCTAGGCCTAAACACCCTAACAGACAACCTAAATTAGCTATTGCTGAATGATCAGAACCGCTCTCCAGAGTGGTTTTTTTAATGCTTCATCGTTTTGTAATATTTTGTTAGTTTAATTAGCGCTCAATAGGGCTATAAAAGATATTCAGTTCACGTTGAGAATAAAACTGCTATGACTAAAATAGAAATATTTGTCTCCATCCTAGCCGTAATAATTATTTCTACTTTTATTTATCTTGTATGTCAGTAAGTTAGTAAGCTAAGAACCGCCTTTAGGGCGGTTTTTTGATAAGTGGAAGTTCCACTTGGCTATATAGGGTCAATTTTAAAAAGACTTAAAATAGTAAAACATAACTTTACAAATCCACTCTCCCTAGGCTTTAGATAAGATTGAAAATTAATGTAAAGTGCTGCCCTTAATACATGGGGATATTATGAAAAATTTAAGCTTATTCTTTTTTATTGTGATTTTAGTTGGGTGTGGACACAAGGAATCTAACGGTCAGCATCTTGATTTAGAAACAAGCAAAAAGGAACAGCTTGAATTTGCAAAAGAAGCTACAAAAAAATTCATTCCCAACCCTGATTCGGCAAAGTTCCGCAATCAAATAGGAGAGTGTGGAGAGGTAAGCTATAAAGAAGCAGATAGTGATTATGTTCCCTTCCAGCGTTTTATTGTGCTTTCAAAGGATATAGTACTTGTAGAAAATCAGACGGATCAAAAGCAATTTGAGTTGTCATGGAAGAATGGTTGTACGCCAAGCTGGAAGTAATTAAAAAGCCCTTTAATTAAGGGCTTTCTTTTATTCACCAGATGATTCAGATTTTTGATCTTTTTCATTTCCATACTCTAAAGCAACCTGTTGTGCTTCAGCTGCGGCAGTGGCTTCTATTGGAATCGAGTCAGCTGCGATAGCCACGGTACCAGTAAATCCCATTAAAGCTAAGATTAGAATTTTCGAATACTTTTTCAATTGAATTTCCTCTACGTTTCTAAGACTTAATTTCAGTGTAGAGAATGATTTAAATCACGGATGTATCAGCTATGTCGGGATATGTAAGATATTCAGGTCTAAAGTTATAGGTTTCTAGGTTTGCGTAAGAATGCTTTTCGGTTGAAACTTTTTGTTGAGTTGCTTAACGAAATGTTTGAATGCTTCAGTAGGTAGCTACACTCTAAAGAAACTTCCCTAACTTCTAAATCTTTGTAACATCCAATAATTTTTTTGTAATCTTTATGTTATTAATTGTATGCTTTGCTTATCATATGAATGATGAAAAGTGGAGCTCCGAAAATGCTGACCAAAGCCGAAATCGTTGTTGTCGTTCTAATGATAGTAGCCTTAATTCTCATCGTTTATGAGATGGGGCAAGGTCGTAATTGGGCTTTATAGAATTCAGCCTTTATTAAAGTTAAAAGAAAAGCACCTCCGGGTGCTTTTTTAATGCCTAAAATTATCTCGAGACCCCATCATGAATGATTTTTTCTTAGCAACAAATCGCAGCATCCGGATTAATGATATCGAAGTCCGCCAGATCCAGATAAAAGACTTTGACACCTGGGCAATGCATGCTGAAGTATTGAAGAATTTCATCAAAGACCAAAATCATTCAGATGAAACTTTGACGGCGCTATTTAAAGCTCACGGTGTGCAAGTCGTTGCAACCATGGCATGCGTCACCGATCTGGACAATGAATCACTGGTAGAACTGGCTGCTGATGAGAAGAGTTTTAAGGAGTTGCTAAAAGCGGTACTTCTGATCAACCAGGCTTACTTCAAATATGAAAGACCTAAACGCGGCATCAAAAAGAAAGATGACTCTACCTGGTTTGATTCATTCCAGTTTCTGGTATCAATGGGCCATCAGCATAGTGAAATCATGGAAATGACCTACGGTGCATTCCAGGGCTATGTTAAGGCAGCAAACAAGATGTACAAACAGGGAATCTTTAACTCTGCTATTGCTGCACGTGTAGCCCAATCTGACAAAAAAGGCTTTGAATCATTCAAGAAAGAAATGGTTTCTGATTGATCATGTATCACCCTAAAGTTATGATGTGGAAATAATAATTTAGGGGGTGAAATGTGAAATATTTATTATTAGCTTTGTGTTTAGTGTCGGGGTTTACTTTTGCTGAAAAGACAACTACCAGTATTCGTACTCCATCTGGTGATCTGGTAAAAATTGGTGATAGTCATCAATCTCTAAAAGACAAATTAGAAGTCAGAGGTCCAAGACACTATGTGCTTGATGATGGCAAACTATATTGTGCAGCTACTGAGTATGTAAAAGAAGTGGATTTGCAGGAATACACCATCATTTTATGTCGAGATAGAATTGTGAAAATTCTTTGGCGTAATCTATGATAATTAGTGAAAATATTAAAATAAGAAGCATGGTGGGAGTATGAAGTATTTAATATGTGTTCTTCTGTTTTCTTTAACTCAAGGACTATTAGCCGGTGAAATCTACACTTGCACAGTAAATGGAAAAACAGTTTATCAAGGAAAGCCGTGTACTGGTAAAGATATAGATAATAAGGTTAAACAATCTCAGAACAAGATCAAAGCAAGACAAGAGGCTAATGCTAAAGATAAAGCTGAGCAAGCCGCTAAAAAAGAGCCGCGTGTAGGGATGACTAAAGCTGAAGCTGAGAAGTCCACATGGGGTTATCCAGATAAAATTAATACAACCACCACTGCAAATAATGTATTTGAGCAGTGGGTGTATAGAACACCATATTCGGGTTCTAAGTATCTGCATTTTACAAACGGAAGAATATCTTCAATTTCTAACTAAACCACCTTCGGGTGGTTTTTTAATATCTAAATTTTCCCGCTGATGCGGGTTTTTTATTGCCTGAAATTCAGAGGTCGACATGTCTGGTAAGAATTTAACTTTCAAATTGGTAATGGATGCCGACACCAAGGGATTTGTAAGCAATGTAAAGCTTTCTGAAGACACGGCAAAATCTGTTTTTAATGCGATCAAACAAGAGTCAGAGAAGTTAAAACAAGCGACAAATGATGCTTCCAAGGAAATGGGAAATATCATCCCAAAAGGAACGAGTGAGTTAGCAGATAAGCTATCACAGTCTTTAAATGCTGCCACAGGCATGATCAAGGATGCTGGAGACAATGCAAAATCTACAGCAGGTAATTTTACTGATTTTGGTAATAAAGCAGAGAAAGCATTAAGTCAACTTAAGAGCGATCTAACTCAGGCTAAGCAGAACCTTGAGGCATTTTCAAAAACTAGTGCTTCACCAGCTGAAATTGAGAAAGCCCAAGCAGAAGTTGATCAGCTAGAAAAAGAAGTTCTACAGGCAGATCAGGCTTTTAATGGCTTTCAGGCAGAAGTAAATAAAGCTAACTCAAGCTTAAAGGATACAGATAGTGCAGCCCAAACAGCACAGAAAGGTATCGATGGCGCAAAGTTTGCTGTAAATACACTTGCTGGAGCTATGGCTGCACTCGGTATTGGTTTAGGTATTCGTGAATTGGCCGAGGCTGCTGACTCCTATACCAACCTATCAGTACGAATTCAGATTGCTACCAGAGAAGGTGGTAACTTCCAACAAGCAATGGCTGGCGTTCACCAGGTAGCACTTGCCACAAACTCCAGCTTACAAGCTACAGGGGATTTATTTACCCGACTGAACGCAGTCGGCAAAGAAATGGGAATGACCCAGCAACAAGCGTTGGATCTGACCAAAACTGTAACTCAAGCCATTCAGATCGGTGGAGGTAGTGCACAAGCAAGTGAAGCCGCTGTTACTCAGTTTATCCAGGCGATGCAGGGGGGTGTTCTTCGAGGTGAAGAATTCAACTCTATCATGGAGAACGGTTATGGCTTGGCTGAAGCTTTAGCTAAGGGTTTAGGTGTCACTACTGGTGAACTCCGCAAAATGGCTGAGAATGGTGAACTCTCAGCAGAGCGTGTAGTTAAAGCCATTGGTAGCCAAGCCAAATCAGTTCAAGAAACTTATGATCAGTTTCCGCTCACCATTGGGAATGCGCTACAGAGAATTTCAACATCTTGGGAAATATTAATTGGCAAGATGGACCAGTCCAATGGTGCATCTGCAACTGTAGCAGACTGGCTGGTAACGATTGCTGATAATCTAAATATTATTGAGGTCTTACTCAATGATATGGGTGATGGTGTCGTATGGGTGGGCGATCAACTCAATAGAATCGATCCACAAACAATTGAGGCGCTTAAACAAGCATTATTGTCTGCCTACGAATCACTTAAAGAATTAGGCTCCACTGTTGGTGATGCCTTTGAAATCACTCTTGATGTACTTAATGGCACACTTGATGCAATTTTTAGATTCAATAACGGTGTAAGTGAAACAGAAAGCAAAACCAATGGACTAACTAAAGCGCTACAGGGAGTAAATGTTGCCATTGGTTTTATAGGCGATGGTTTTAATGCTATTGGTATTGTAGCTAACCTTCTAACAGGTGTTTTCTTTGATGTTTCAGCAGCCTTCTATAACCTGAAAGCTGCATTTACATGGGGCGATGCTAAGACTAAAGCTATTGCCGATATGGAGGCCATGGCGGCTAAAGCACAGGAGTATTACAACAAGGCTTCAGATGGTGCTATAGAGTTTAAATCCCGCGGCGTTGAGGCGATCCAAGCGATTAGACAAACCCAAGAAGAAAAGAATACACAATCTCTGGCAGATGCAAAGGCCACAATGGATCAACTGCTGGCAGAGCAGCAGCGTGAAGTTGAGGGAAAAAAGGCAACAGAAGAAGAGAAGCTGAAAGCGGTTCGGACCTATGCGGAAGCTGCTGTTGCTGCCAATAAAGGCGTAATAGATGGCACGATGCAAGCCGATCTAATGGCAAAAGGATATATCGTCACTGTAGATCAGGCTGGCAAAATATCAGTTGAGGCATGGAGTAAGGCCAAAGAAGGTGCAGAGGGTGCAGCAAATGCATCTGATAAAGCTCGAAAGGCTGCAACAGCCTTAGGCATGGATCTGGATGTTTCCTTAAATCGTGTCTCTGAAAAGTTCGCCGAAAATGGCAAAAATGTTACTACCTTTGCAGCCGGTCTTGAGGAACTTGGGGTTAAGGGCAAGCAAGCTGGTAATGTTACCTATGAAGCTTGGTTGACGTGGCTGCAAACGGCCAAAAGCCAGGCTGAGATTGATTATGCAAAAGCGAAACTTGAGGAGTTTGGGGGTCAAGGACAGATTTCAACATCTCAGGTAGAGCAAGGCTTAATTGCTATCAAAATTCAGGCGCAAGGATTACCTGATGATATCGACCCTGTAACCGAAGCTTTCAAACGTCTTGGGATTGAGACAAAGGAAAATTTAAAGCTGGCCGCCCAGCAAGCCTTGATGGACTACATCACAATTCGGGATAGTGGACAAGCAACTGCAGAAGGTGTTCAAAAGGCTTATCAAAAAGCAGCTCAGGCTGCAGCTGCATCTGGTGATGCTGGTGTTATTGCCGCTGCAAATGCAATGAATGCTGGCCGTAATCTGGAAATTCAAATTGATGACACCGGCATAGCTGCTGTCAAATCAATGGATGACTGGGAAAAAGGCAATCACCGTGTCAGAGACTCTGCTTATGGAATCGGTGATGGGTTCCGTCATGCAGGTCAGGTGGCACGTGAAGAAGCCAAATCTTCTACTGAAGCCTGGGCTGATGCGGTTTCTAAAGCTAAGAGTGATTTCAATAAGGAAATGAAGCGTCAGGGCGAGGCATTGAGTAAAGGGATCTACGACTATGACTCTTACACCAAGTCTGATGTGATCTCTCAGCTGAAAAGCAAAGGTTATGACGATAAAGAGGCTGAAAAATTGGCTTCTACCATCTGGTCCAAGGCTATGGCGGCTGATCGTGATGCTAAAGCTGAAGGTCTTGGAAAAGAAAGCAGCGTGGCAATGAAAGCATTAATTAATGCTGAATTTGATCGAGCTGCAGCCAATGGAATAACCACTCAGCATGGTACCAATAAGATTAATGAATTGCTCCGCAGTATCAATGTCGCTTCAACTGGTTCCAGTAGTTTGAGTGACTATGCGCCGTCAATTCCTTCTGTGTCATCAAATGCTGCTACACAAAGCATTAAGGAAAGTGTGAATTATAACATTCAATTCGGAGGTCAAACCCTATCCCTTACAGGTGATGCAAGCCAAAAGGATGTAATGACCAATCTGGTAAATCAATTAAAAGGTATAGCGAAATCAACATGAAACTTATTCGCTTAGCAACATCAGAAACCGTCCCATTAGAGGACGGTTTTTTATGGTCTGATGAATTCTCATGGAAGGCCATTGAGCAGAATCAAGCCTATACGATGGATGGCTCTCTGATCATTCAGGAAGGCAAAAAGAAGTCTGGTCGACCAATCACTTTACAGCCGGCGGATCCGCAAATGGGATGGATCAAGCTACGTGAACTGCGGACTGTTTTGGAATGGTCCAAGCTGCAAGGTGAAAATTTTAAACTGCAGTTTGAACAGCCACATGATAGCCGGCAATTCACCGTCAAATTTAACCACCAGGATGGGGCTTTAGAGGCTGCACCGGTAAAAGGGATTCCAGCGGTATCACTGGATGATTATTACAACGTGACCTTACGCTTTACGGAGTTAGACGATGGCGATTGAAACTAAGGATTTAGTAATTTACAAGTCTGAACGCTTGACTGATAACTCGGATGGCGGTGGTAAATACTCTGGCGTAGTAGTTCAGGATGGTATCAGCAATAACCTGTTCAATGACGTATCGGAAATGGATCGAACCATGGGTGATGTGTCCATGCGCAAGGTTTTTCCAGCAGTTACGACTGAAGACACTGATTTACTCATGGGTGCAACGGTATTTGTATCTGAGCTACCAGAAGATCCGAACGTATCCGCATTGCTGTTCAGCACCAAGAACTGGACGGATGAACGTCAGTCGGCTCAGAACCGGGTAGAAAACTATTTAGCCAAAGGCGGGCAGATTGCCGGCACACCACTCGATATCCATTGGAAAGGTATGTCATCACTGCAGGTGGCTATGTTTCCTCAGGAAGTGGAATCTTCAGTAGGTGACACCATTGTTCTGATCAGTGATGAAGGTAAAGCTTTAGAGCGTGAGCAGTATGTACGCATTACCAAAGTTGAAACACGAACTGCTGTAATGGTGGTAGATAATAAGAGTGTCGAGTACAAAGTTGCTACTTACTCGCTAAATGATGCACTTGAAGTTGATTTTGTTGGCCTTTCAGCACGCCAGTGGTACAACGGTGAGAAATCCAAGACCATCATCCGCGATACCATTGTTGCTGATACCGGTCTGTATTACTCATCTACAGCACTGGCTTCTGATGCCAATGTTGGTGAATTTACAGTCAATGCCAAAAGTATCTTTGCCCAGCTGATTCCCTCCGCTCAGACAGAAACTCCAATTATTGATGTCAACGCTGCAGGTGAGAGTGTAGTGCTGGTTGCAGGTAATGAAGGCACCATTACAGCCAGTTATCCAAACATGGTAATTGGTGTCAGTCAGAACCTATATATCGGCTCAGCTGTGATTCCTTCCAGTATTTCTTTCACGATGCAAGGTCAGCAGATTACCGATCAGGGTGGGTTGCTTAAGAATACGCAAGGCACACAAGTTGGCACGATTGATTATCAACGTGGATTAATTCAGTGGACTGCGGCAGCACCGGCTGGAACTGCAAGTCTGAATATTACATTTAAACCAGCAGCTGCACCGAATCAGTATTACCAAAGCCATGCCATTCCGGTAACTCAAAATAATCAAAGTACTAACTGGACTGGAGTGTTAATTCCTATTCCGGCACCTGGTGCACTGTCCATTTCCTACATGTCGCAAGGCAAGTTCTATGAACTTAAAGATGATGGCTCGGGGCAATTAAAAGCTGCCAGTCCGTCTTTTGGTTCGGGCATGATCAATTATGAGACCGGTTCGTGGTTATTGACCACTGGCGCACTGCCGGATGTAGATACGCCGATCCTGCTGAACTGGGGTACACCGATTGTCACCTTCGTAAGATCAAATTTAACCGTGGAAAAAGCTGCATTTGATTTTGATTTAGGTCGACCAGGTGTTTTGCCGGGTATCACGATTAACTGGATGCTTGAAGGTAAAGAGAAAACAGCAACCTCCAATGCCCAGGGCAAATTTACTGGTGATGCCACGGGTGAAATTAACTATGCCACGGGTACAGGCAAGATCATTCCGAATAAGTTGCCACAGAAAGGTACAGTCTTTTCAGTGATCTATAACTACGGCACTTCACTTGAGCAGACCAAGATGGATGTTACTCCTATAAATCAAAAGCTGACCTTTACCATTGGTACGGGATCAGCAATTCAGCCAAATAGTGTGGAATTAAGAATTCCGGTTAAAAGTAGTGATGGTATGGTAGCTGGCTTTGTGACGCTGATTGACACACCTGTAAATGCAACGATTGGCAATCTTGTTAATGAGCGTGGTCAAGTACAAGGTTCAATTACATACGCTACCGGTGCGGTTGAAGTTACACCTCAGGGCGTGGGTCATCGTTTCAAATCCACGTTTACACCTATGGCCACTTATGCCGCAGCATAGAGAGGAAATATGTCTTTTTATTCTCCACAAACATCCAGTATTTCTGGTGAACAGGTTGAACTGAAAGCTTTTGGTGCTGTAGATGTTCAGATTAAATATCGTGATACATCAGGATCGAACTCGGCAACCCATATGGTGACGGCCAATAAGCTCAAACTGGATTTATCTTCTGGCTTTGATGAGCAGATTTTGACAGGTTCAGCTCGCTTCAAAGTAGGTGCTGATACCTTCCTGGATCGCACTGGCTTGCTGTATCGCAATGTGAATCCAGCCAATAACAGCGGGATTCAGTCTGGTGTCATTCAATATGGCACCGGTATTATTGAAATCGATTCATGGACACCGAGTGCAGATAACACGATTACTCTGGAATCTTTAACCACCACCACCGATTTATTGCCGGTCAATAAAATCAGCTTTAGAACACCAATCATGCCGATCCGACCGCAATCATTAACTGTGGTTTTAGCATCAATTGAATTTGGCCAGATTACACTGACTGCAGATGAAAATGGGGTGATTGAAACCAGCCGGGCACATGGCCAAGTGAATTGGGATAATGGTTTTGTCACGATTTATTTTTATACCAAAACCAAAATCACCGAAGCCAACCGTGCGGATATTGAGGCAAACAACTGGTATGACCCACTATTAGAATATCAGGAAGGGGCAGATACCTTTATCAATGCTCCAGTCTGGGTAGATGCTTCATCGGTGCGTTATAACGCTGTAGCCTATACCTATATTCCTCTGGATTCTGAAATCTTGGGTCTGTCAGCTACACGCTTACCGATTGATGGCCGGGTGCCAATTTTCCGCGTTGGTGGTATAGGCATTGTCAGCTCAAGCAAAGCGCAAGAGCTGCCAAGTGCGATTGCTGGAACCACATACGATCTGAATGATCAGCGCATTTCATGGGTAGAACTTGAGGATGCCAACGGAACGAAAGTCGCCTTCGATTTGTACATGGTTGATTATGATTATGGCCGTGTGACATTGGGTGGTGACTTCGCACTGGGTAATCTGGTGGAGCCACTGGTAGTGAAATATCGCTATCAGGATATGGGTCTGATCCGTGATGTGCAGATTAATGGTCAGCTGACTTTCACTAAGCCTTTAACCCATAACTACGATGCGGTGGATACCATTGTTGGTTCTGCTTTAGTCATTGGAGATATGCAGGCACGTTATACACGGAAGTTTGTACAGCAAGCCTGGAATAGTATCTGGAATGATGAGCCAACCGTGGGGGCAATTTCAGCTAATTATAATGATTCCCTTTATCCAATCTTGATCACCAATAAAGGCGCAATTCAGGAGCGCTGGGCGATTGTTTTCACTGGTGCAGAAACTTTTTACTGTATTGGTGAATATACAGGGCGCTTAGCCTTAACCGGCTCAACCAGTGTTGATTATTCTCCGTCTAACCCAATCACTGGTGCACCATATTTCATAATCAAAAAAGAAGGATGGGGCGCTGGTTGGGCAAATGGCAACGTCTTGCGATTCAATACAATAGCAGCCAACTTTCCTGTCTGGGTGATTCGTACCGTGAAACAGTCAGAGCCAGCAGTACTGTCAGATCAATTCCAGATCATGCTGCGTGGCGATATCGATCGAGTTGTCTGAATATAAATCAAAATATGGCCGCTTCATGCGGTCTTTTTTATGAGTAAAACAAATGACAATGAAGCAGACACAAACAAAAATGTTTGATTTTTCTGACGTGGGTTTAGATTTTTGTGCAGGGTCTAAAAACCTATTTCCAGATCGTTTTAAGAAAATGCTATCGCTTGGCTATAACGAGCAAACCGTTTCAAGCGTGGCAGTAGCAGGTAATCAGGTCACACTTACTTATGGCGGTACACATGGCTATGTTGCGGATCGTGTTTTAAAAGTCAATGCACCTGAGCTTTTAAGCATTAATGGTGGTGAATTTGTCATTGATAGTGTGACAGAAAATACTGTCACAATAACGATTGATGGAGCACCAGCATCAATTGCTGGCAATTTCACAACTAAGGTTGCTTCTCTTGGTTATGATTTGGTATATGAGCAAGCCAATATCCATATTTATAAATTTAAATCAATTGATGAATCTGATCTATATTTAAGATTATGTTTTCAATCGATTGCGGCGCAAAGAAACTCGATTAGCCCATGCATCGGAAAGTCCTACGATAATAATGCAGGGGTTATTACTGACGTAAATGCTATTGCGGATAACGGCACTAAAACCTTACCACAAACGGGGTTTAAGTGGGATTTTGCGTGGACAAATAATGCGACAGCGGATAATTACAATTACAGCACTGGCTATGCTACATATGGCAAGGGCTTGGTTGTTGGTAGCTTGTATCATCTTCTAGTGCTAAGTAACTATCATTCAAACGCAGGCTACTGCACAACAGTTGGCTTCTTTCCTGTTAGTACATTTAATTATGACGTTTTGTCGTCAAAAGTTTGCTTAATTGGTCTGTGGTCGGAAGATACCACTGCCCCCCTAGGTAAAGCCTTCACTGACTTGCGTGGGTATATCGGAAATACAGAGGTGTCTTTTGACTTTAGATCACCTAATGCTGAAACTATACTCTACCCACAAGCTATTAATTCTTTTTTACCGCTAGATGAGTTTAATACCACAACCTGCAAGCCGATTGATATATATCACAAAGAATCACGACAGTATTTAGGGCATGCTGCTGGTGGCATCTATATTGCAAAATATGCGAATGCCAATACACCAGCAATCTCCAAGGATACATTGCCGCTACTAACTTATGATATAGATTTAAGCAATAAATGTTTTGTCCATGCTATTACAAATAGGTCTTCAAATCCTAGTTTATCGGTATTTTTTGCAGTACCCGTGGAGGAGATAAAAATTGCTTAAAATATTTAGGAGGTTTAGCGGTGGATATATTCCAAATTATGCAAAACTCGCAATGATGAAATATGTGGTCTTGCCAATACATGCAAAGCAAATCGTTACTGTTTTGAATGAAAATCAAGGTTTTGGGCAAATCAAGGGCACAACCAAAAAAGTAGGTGCAAATTACTCACCAGTCCCTGTCTGTGTATTTCGTCGTGACAATCGCCAATTACTCTGGGAAACCACATCAAAAGCCGATGGTTCTTATGTCTTTCGTAATATCGCTGTTGGGCTTGAGTGCTTTGTCGTGGCCTTCGATCCAGATGAAGAATATAACGCAGTGATTTCAGATAAGGTGGTAGCCAAATGATCCAAACCTCTTTAGCTGCCGGACTGGCTCAACTCCAGGCACTGGCAAACTTTTTAGATCAAGGTAGCGCAAATGCTACCTTTGTTTTTTATGATGATGAAAAGCCCATTGATGTAACTGTAGCAGCGGATAATAATGCCAGATTAGTTACATTAACGTTGCCAAAATCTTCAATTAAGCAAGTGCATGTTGATAGCATCGAGCTTAATCAGACGGACGCAGCTACGGTTATAAAGTCAGGTACCGCAGTTTGGGCACGTTTATTTAACGGTGAAGGGAAAGCAGTTGCTGACTTTGCAGTTGGATCCGATATCACATTGGCCAATCCTGATCTGGTGCTGGGCAGCACACTCATGATGAATTCACTGATCCTACGACCATCAACATAAATGAGGTGGACATGTGTCGAACTATATTCCACCCGATGGACACCAGGCAAACCTTAACTTTAAAGATCCCGTCACAGGCTCTACCGATTTAAACTTTGGTGGTGATGGTCAAAATCTCGCTTCTTTAGATGTTGTAGTTAATACACGGATTATTGCCGAGCTTAATGCAGTAAGTGATAGTAACGACGTATTGGATGTCCGGATTAATACGGGCTTTAATGCTGAGTTTAATGCTGTTACAGGGCAGTTTGCTCAGCTAGATGTACAACTGCAAACCGGCTTTATCGCTGAATTATCTGCCGTCCGGATTGATCAGTATTGTGCAGTGGATGCTGTGATTCAAACTGGATTAAATGCCCAATTTGAAGGGTTATTCGATATTAATCATCTGGTAGGCGTGTCTTATGGTTTTGACATCCGCTACCAAAAAGCCATAGCAGCCTTAGGTACCACAGAAATACCATGGGCCAAGCCAATATTAAGAGTCTCGAATGAGGCTCTTTTTTATAATCAGGGCTTGGTAATTTCTAATCAGGCTGATATCTGGCATGAGCAAACAGGATCATTAACCCGGGCGATTAGATCCATTCATGAGCAAGCAACCGGTTTAGGTTCTGATGCCTATATGATCTGGGAAGAAGGCGATAAACGCTTTATTCATCAGCGTTACTTGTATGAAGAAACGATCAAGCTACGTCATAACCGGGAAACGGTCTGGCAGGAAATGATCCGACGTCGTAAGACTTTCACTTATTCTCATGAAGTGGCTCAGGTCTTTGAACATCGGTTTTCATTTGAATGGGATAAAGGCCTTGAGATTATTACCAAGTCAGATTTGCCATGGGATAAAGCCAAAGCGATCCATTACCGCAAGCATCCGGTTCAACCTTGGCCAAAGCCTGAATTACCTAAATATGAAGGCAGCACAGATCTAAATTTTATCTGCTTATGTCATGACGTTGATTCACATAATATTGTTTTAAATTTTGGTGCAGATGACTGTATTCCAGCACTGCCGAAACGGAACTGGTGGTATATCGTGAACACATTAACAGCCGAGAGACTCGATACCGGCGAGAAGATCAAGGTCATGGATGGCACCTACAGCACCAGCCGGTCGCAGTGGTGCTGGACCTATTCCATTACTGTGGCTCATACGGAAAAAGACAAGCTGCAACCAATCAATGGTCAGCCTGTGATCCTTAAAGTTATGATCAATGGATTTGAGCATCATATTTTGCTGGAAGATCCAGAGGAAACCCGACGATTTGCCAGTGTTTTATATACATACCCGGGTCGAAGTGTGACAGCTTTAAACTCTGCTAAATATGGGCCAACACGCTCATTCATTCAGGACAATGAGCGCACTTCAGTTCAGTTGGTGCAAGCTGAAATTGATCGAGCAAATAGCGGTACCAGTTTGGATTGGAAACTGATTGATGAATTGGGCTGGATCGTACCAGTGGAGAGCCTGAGTTATGCAGAACTGGCACCAATCGATGCAATAAAGCAGGTCGTTGATGCAGGCGGCGGTTTTATCTATAGCCAGAAAGCAGGCAACACACTGACTATCTTGCCACGGTACCAGAAAGGCTATTGGGATACGATGGCCGTTGATGATTACGATATTCTATTGTCTGAAAGCTTGGTCATGCAGCAGAACATCAAAAAGAATGACGAATATATTGCAGACTTTAATGCCATCACCGTAGTGAATAGTCGAAGTGGTGAAAGCCTGAAAGTACAACAGCGGGGTACTTCTGGTAATGTGCCTTTAGAGGCGGCCACAGGGCCATTATTTAATGTGGTGTCGGGTGCGAGTTATGGCAAAAATGAACTGGTCAAAGCCAATATTCAGGAACAGCACACATTCTCTGATATTCCGGTCAGTCAGGAAATTGGTGAGATGCTACCAGGTAAATCCATTGCTTTTAATGGTCAGTGGTGGGGTGTGATCGATTCAGTTTCAGGCAGCTTCTCACATGAAAAGGTAAATGAAACCATTACCGTGGAGCGTATCAGCCGTGAGTAATCCTCTATTTGAACTGCGAAAGCTTTTAAATCCAACTCATGCAGAATACATTGGCACCATTACATCAGTGAAACATCCAGAATACCGGGTTCAGATTGATGGAGGATCGGGTCCGGTGCTGTGCACATCAGGCACAACCTACAATTTAGGTGCCAGAGTATTTATCTCAAACCAGGTAATTTTAAGGCCAGCACCCACTGGCCAGCATTCAGAAATAGAAGTTTAAACTTAACCAAATAACTGCACCTTTTTAGGTGCTTTTTTATTGCTAAAAAAATAGGGGGGCGTATGCCTGACAGTGAAACGTATGGGGTGCGAGTTGAGAAAAAATTAGATCAACTGCGCTTGGAAATGGGTGAATTAAACAACAACGTCATTCGCTTAACTGAACGGAATGAATATTACCAGTCACAAGCTGTGGCAAACCGACGGGATATTGATCTGCTTCAGGCGGATATGAACCAGGCTAAAGGAGGGCTCACCTTTGCGAAAGCCCTAGGTGGAACTGCTATTGGGCTACTCATTGCCTTTGGTTCATGGATAGTTCAAGGGAGCACAGCACTTGCTAAAGAAAATGCAGGACTAAATCAAAAATTAGCCATTATCGAATCAAAGCAGATCCGCATGGATACAGACCTGGCAGCAATGCGGAACCAGATTGATCAACAAAAAAACAAACAGTGAAGAGAGATAAGATGAAATTAATTAATGAAAGTGTTTGGAAGTTTGACTCAGTAAAATACGGCGCCTATATGGCGCTTTTTTTATCCTGCGTACATTTAGTTTTACAGGAAGTGTATAACGCCAATGTCTTGCCTGAACCGTATCAAACGATTGCTTCATTGGGCTTGATGTTCTTGGCGGTGCTGATTGGCCGTAAAAAGGCTCAGCCAAATCTATCGCAATCTTTAGGTTTTGCCACTATCACGGCAGGACATAGCAATTCTGATCCTGGTGCAGTGAATGGCAAAATTAAAGAAGCTGATTTGGTGACTAATTTCAGGAATGCGGTTTCTTTTTATTTACGTGAGGCAGGCATTCAGGTCAAAAATGATGGTACCGGATCACAGAATGATCCGCTTTCATCGGCCATCAAGTTGATCAAAGGATCTAGTGTTGCGGTTGAATTCCATATGAATGCTGCGACTTCGAGACAAGCGAATGGAGTAGAGACAATTGCCTTGCCAAAAGATAAGAAATTGGCACAGGATCTATCTGCAGCTGTAGCAACAGCACTAGGAAGCCGATTACGTGGTAACAATGGCTGGATTGATCAAAGTCAATCTGCTCGTGGAAGTTTAGGTTATATCAATGCTGGTGGCTTGATTGTAGAGCTTGGTTTTATTTCGAATGAAGCTGAGCTTGCAGCATACCAGGCACGCTATTGGATTGCAGCAAAAGCTGTGGCCAAAGTGCTGATTGATTATGAAAAGTGCAATTAAGATTTTACTGCTGTGCAACCCTGGGGTTCACAGCTTTTTTAAAACTTTAATATAATGCTTGGCTTGAAAAATTAATCTTTATTGCATTTAGTGTCTTGGCCTAAAGCACGTAGTCTATCTCGCTCCAAACGCTTTTGAAGTAAATTTTGATTGGCTTTTTCTGTTAATAGCTGAGCTTTCATCAAATGAAGAGTAAGCTTAGAATTGTTAGCATCAGATGGCGTGATGGTTGTTTTAAACAAATAGGTGTCATAAGGTGCTTTACCAAAAAAAATGGCAAGATTTTTTTCCCGATCTAAATTTGCATCAACTAATACATATGAATTCGCAGTTTTTACCTGCTCACATCTTAAATACGCTTGCTTTAAATTCGCATAAGCATCTACATATCCCAATGGAACATCTATTGACCCACCTTTGCCAATTGACTTAGAGATTAATTCACTTTCAGAAGTCGGCAAGATCATTTTTACGCAGCCCTGTAATAGGACTAAGGATGCCAATAATCCGAAAGTAGCTGTTTCTTTAATATACTTTGATACTTTTGAGATTTGCATGCTCAACATCTTCAACAATTCGTTTTTTAATTACAATAGAGTCTGGATCGTTTGATTTAAATCTTGAATCCACTTCATATTCGGCAATAAATACTCTTGGCTTGCTGCCTGGAATACGATCAACACCAATCACATAATCTTTATTTTCTTCCAAGGTTATATTTTTAATTTCAGTGAAATAACTATGGTTACCTATTCCGCTAACAAAAACAATGTCATGTTGACCAACCGGTAGTTTTAATTTTGCTTGCGAGTAATCAAATCGAGTCATTGTAGTAGAAGGGCTGATGATTGAATTCTCAACAAATCTTACGCGTTTTCCATCAAAAGTATAAACGGTATATGGGTACGCACTAAGGGAGCCAGAACCCTGAAAAAATGTATAAGGAATAGTTTTTATCGTTGCATATTTTTGCTCTTGGCTAACGAGTTGATTTGTATATGCCGTCAACTTTTCAGAGGTGGGTGCATTCGGAGGAGTATTTAAATAACGCGCTTCTTTAGGAATATACAGTGGTAGCATAGAAACAGATTTTTTATCATCTGCAGTTTCTACAACCTGACATCCAGTTAAAAATCCCAATATCCCTAATAGTAAAAAATTTTTTATATTCATTGCCGTATATTCAAATCTGATGATAATTTCGTAAATGCAATATACTCATAAAATATTAATATTCAAATAAATTTACTGTATATTCCATATTTTTTTAAACTAACTGGCTGTAATTTAAGTAAAAGTAGCTTTATTTAAGTTTTTTAACACTGTGCCTCCTGCTATCAGGCTGCACAGCTCATTCAATTACAACGAATGTGAATGTGGGGATTTGTGTAAAGGCTCTTTGAGAGGGGGGTTGATTAAAAACTTTTAATCTTGTCTTTTATTTGAGTGTAAAGCAACCAATAGTGGCTAATGCTTGCCGAGGTTGGTCCTTTGCCTTTATCCCTCCTAATCAGCAGGTTGTTTAAGGGATATTCTTGACGATCGCAAACTATCACTTTGTCGTATTCACCAAAAACAGAGTTAAATTGATCTGCTGTTAAATCAATACAAGTGTTATTCAGCATCACCCAAGCATGTGAGCGATTATCTTTAAAGCATCCTATCCAATATTCCAAGTTAATATTATATTCCTGTCGAATATAAATAATAAAAAGATCAGAAACACCCCCGCAAGCACCTGTAGGAAAATTCCTAAATCCATAAAAATTATCCAGCACCCCATCAATCTTAAGAGAATCTAGCGCATTTCTAAAATTAAGAGCAATCTCTTTTATTTCCATAACCAACCCTTCCACCCATCCACAATATCAACCCAATCCTGCATCATCTTGCTACCTTTCAGTTTTATAACTGAAGATTATAATTTAATAAAAGATCTCAAGATGAGGCTTAATTCATTGTCATGAATTCCATACATTACATAACAATCAACTTTTGTTCGACCTGTAAAATAAAATATACTTATTGAGCAGATTAGCCGGCTCAGAAGAAATTTGGGTCGGTTTTTGCGTTTTTGATCCTGTGGATAAGTTGGAGAAAGCACCAAATAAACACCATATCAATGTAAGATACTGATTCTAAAGCGGAGTTAATAAACAATGATTTTAGTGACGGGTGGTTTAGGCTTTTTAGGCTCACATATTGCTTTAAGTCTGATGGCACAAGGACTAGAGGTCATTGTGGTCGATAATCTGGCCAATGCCAGTCTACAGACCTTAGAACGCCTTGAATTTATTTCCGGCCGCTATGTGCCTTTTGTCAAAATTGATATCCGTAACACTCCAGCATTAAATAAAGTTTTTGAACAGAATTCGGTACAGGCTGTCATTCATACGGCAAGCTTTAAATCATTGGAAGAATCAGTTTTAAAACCACTTGAATACTATAATGATAATGTCAGTTGCATCATGAGCCTGATGCGTGCCATGCAGCGTACCGGAGTGCGAAATCTGGTGCATTTATCTTCATTGGCTGTATATGGCCATTCCGGAACGGATTTAAAAGAAGATCAGGCTTTCAATTACACTTATCCAAACCCTTATATTAAATCACAGCAGATGGTGGAAGAAATCATCCGGGATACTGCCAAGACAGATAATGAATGGCGTATTGCGATGTTACGTCTTTCCAATGTCGCGGGTGCTTTTGAAAATGGCATTTTAGGTGAATGGGTGCCACCTTTACCAAAGAATATTGTGCCTCTGGCTATGCAGGTGGGTGCGAAGCAGCGTGAATATCTGGAATTGCGCCGTCAGGCCAAGACCGAAGACTATACGGTAGAACGCAGCTTTTTACATGTAATGGATGTCTGTGATGCGGTATTCAAGTCGCTACATTGGCTCTCTCAACAGCAACAATGGACTTGCGAAGCCTTTAATATTGCTGGAGAGTTAATCTCAATGCAGACTTTACTGGATCAGGTTGCAGAAGTCACCCAATCTGCTGTTCCTACAGTAGATGCTTTGCCATATCCACATGCTGAAATGGATCAGCTGGGTGCTAATACGGATAAGGCCCAACAGTTATTACATTGGCAACCACGCTATACCTTGAGGAAAATGTTAGAGGATGAATGGTTGTTCTATCAGAATACGTTAAGAGGGCAGTGATTTAAAATCCTATAAGCTAATTATTGATAATAATTATCATTTGCAAAATTAATCAAACTCATTAAGATGAATGAATGGAGTACAGCATTGAAGCTGCTGTCTAAATGAGTAAAACATGGAATAACAATTGAGGTTGAGCATGCAAACACGTATTGAACATGACACGATGGGAGAAGTCGCTGTACCGAGTGAAGCACTTTGGGGCGCACAGACTCAGCGTAGTCTACAGAACTTCAAGATTGGCAATGAGCATCTGCCGCGCGCCATGATTCGTGCCATGGGCTTGGTCAAGAAAGCAGCTGCGATCACCAATGCCGAGTTAAACCAGATTCCTCATGAGTTATCGACCTATATCATCGGTGCTGCGGATGAAGTGATTAGCGGTCAATGGGATAATCAGTTCCCGCTAGTTGTATGGCAAACCGGTTCGGGCACGCAAAGTAACATGAACTGCAATGAGGTTATTGCCAATATTGCTAACCAGAAACTGGGCAATCCTTTAGGCGCACAAAAGCCTGTGCATCCAAATGATCATGTCAACCGCGCTCAATCGACCAATGACTCTTTTCCGACCGCGATTCATGTGGCAGCCAGCTTACAGATCAATGAACTGTTAATACCGGCAGTGACACGTTTACGTGATACCTTGCATGCTAAATCTCAGGAATTTGCTGAGATTGTAAAAATTGGTCGTACCCATCTTCAGGATGCCACACCTTTAACTTTAGGTCAGGAATTCAGTGGATATGTTTCTCAACTGGATCATGCCTTGATTCGTCTGTATCAGGCTTTGCAAGGGTTATATGAATTGCCACTGGGTGGAACCGCCGTCGGTACAGGCTTGAATGCCCATCCAGATTACGCCGTTAAAGCCGCGGATACTCTAGCGGAATTAACAGGTTTACCTTTTGTCACCGCTCCTAATAAATTTGAAGCTTTGGCCGGCCGTGATGCAGCAGTATTTGCTTCTGGTGCTTTAAAGACCTTAGCCGTTAGCCTGAATAAAATCGCCAACGATATTCGCTGGTTGGCAAGTGGACCACGTTGTGGTTTTGGTGAATTACGTATTCCTGAAAATGAACCGGGTTCAAGTATTATGCCGGGTAAGGTGAATCCGACTCAAAGTGAAGCCATGACCATGGTCGTTGCCCAAGTTCTAGGAAATGACACGACGATTAATGTGGCCGGTGCATCAGGGAATTTTGAGTTGAATGTCTTTATGCCAGTGATTGCTTATAACCTGTTGCAGTCTATCCAACTGCTTGGCGATGCATGTAACAGCTTTAACGATAACTGTGCAGTCGGAATCGAACCTAACCGTGACAAGATTGAGCACTTCCTGCATGATTCATTAATGCTTGTCACTGCACTCAATCCAGTCATTGGTTATGAGAATGCAGCTAAAGTGGCCAAGGCTGCCTATAAAGAAGGTAAAACCTTAAAACAGGTCGCAGTAGAACTTGGATTGGTGACTGCAGAACAGTTTGATCAGGTGGTTCGTCCTGAAAATATGGTGGCTCCAAACGTAAAATAA